CGACAAACTGGCGGACGAATACCTGGACAAAGCCGAAGCTTCCACTCGCAGCGTCGATCCCTTCGCCATCACCCATGCCGCTCATAACGTGGCCAAGAACAAGGGTCCGCACGCTGGGTTCTCTGGATTCCATAAGCCCGGGCACGAAGCCTACAAAACCGACCCCGACGCAGCCGCCTTGAAGACCGCGATCAAGGAGTCCAACGCCAGCGCCAACCCAGAGGTGACCGTCCCCGTTCCAGAAGCAACGCACTCAGCAGATGACTTCGAGGGGCAGTTCCATGAGGCCGCTACCAACCAAGAAGATAGTGACAAAAACGCCGCGATCAAAAAGGACGTTACCGGGGAGCAGCTAAAGCAAAAGGTGGTCCAAGTCCTCCAGCAGGTTCAACAGCAGATGCCGGTGTTGGCCCAGTTGAAAGCGACGTCCCCGGACGCGTTCAACACCATCATGGCGTTGGTACAAAGCGTTATTGCACTAGGTCGCCAGTCGACCGGCGAGCCCGAAGGCGCCCAAGGCGAAGCCCAGGACCAGGATCAAACCCAAGGAGATCCCCAAGACCCCGGGCTGCAGAAAGCCGAAAAAGGTGATCCCGAAAAGTGTGAAGTCGAAGGCTGCGAAGAAAAGGGCGAACACAAACACGAAGATCTCGAAAAGGCCGGGAAGGGTTCCAGCGGCGCCACCGAGAAGGGGAGGGCCCACCTCAAGCTGCCCGTGGGAACGCTCAAAGATCAAAAGCTGAAAGTTACGCATGACACGGGGAAAACGGGTTGGGTCAGCGTTGAGGGTGGAATGGTTGCCAGCCAAGACGCTGGCACCCCCGTTATAGGAGCGAACAGTCATCCAGTGTCGTCTTTGAACCCGTCGGCGAAGTAAATTGATCTCCATAAATTTGGACGTCTCAGAAATTGCCGAACTCCTCAACATCGACGTCATGGCCAAGAAGGCCGTCCAAGAGGCCAACGCCAACCTAGCGATGATGGCCCACTCCAAATTGCTGGAGATCGCCCAGTCCAAGCTCCATTCGCGCCGACAGATGTTCGTAGAGAACCTCTCCTACACCAAGGTCGACGACGACACGTGGCTTATTGTTTTGGATGCCAAAGCACGCTGGATCGACGACGGCACCGACGAGCACAACATGCTGGATGCGCTGCTCAAATCCCCCAAGGCGAAACGAGCCAAGGACGGCTCGACGTACTTGGTTGTGCCGTTCAATCACGGCCCCGGCAAAGGCAAGGGATCCAGCTCGCCGGCTCAGCAAGACCTGATATCGACCATCAAGTCCGAGATGAAGTCCCGGGGTATTCCCTTCGCTGGGATCGAGAAAGACTCTGCCGGCAATGCCAAACAAGGTCGGTTGCACTCGTTCGACATCACCAAATCCCCCCTCAAAAGCAAAGAAGGCCCAGGGCAGGGTTGGGGACCGCTGGGGGACGTCAAGCAAGGTCCCAACGAGCGCCAGAAGGTAGGCGGGGGCCCGGGTGGTGGTGGAACGCCCTTCCTGTCGGGCGTGAATGTTTACCAGAACCCGGTCAAGGGCAAGGACGGGGTCGAGAAGATGAAGAAGTCGATCATGACGTTCAGAGTAGCCTCCTCCAAGCACCGCGATCAGGGCGGCCGATGGGACCATCCCGGCAATGAGCCGATCCGTGCCTTTGAGGACGTCGGGGAATGGGTAGCCTCGACATGGGAAAATGAAGTGAAGCCCCAACTCCTCGAAACGATATTGAGCCAAATGGCCTAGTTGAACCCCCGAATCTTTAGGGTGTGTCGACCGAAGCCCTGGGGATTTTTCAGCCCGACCTCGTACTTCGCTCCGCGATCATCGCGGCGCTGAAAGACATCCGAGAGAACCCGTGGCTTATCGACTACGTGTTCCGGTCGTTGTCCGAAGATGCGTTGACGGCCGGCACCTACGGCGAAGCTGAGATAGCCCAAGCCAAGAAGTGGCTCCTCAACACGGACTTTCCCGTGTTTATGGCGACCCGGCTCGACGAATCGAAGCTTCCTTGCATTTCGATCGCCTTAATGGAGTCGGCGGAGACCGAACAGACCCACGGTGACATCCACTACCAACCCACCGAAGTTGTAGAGGGGGACTCGCCCAACGCCGGCATGGTGGTGACGCTGGAAAGCATCGCCTTTCGCGAGACCTACCAAATAGCCGCCCACGTTCAAGGAGAGTCGTTCTACCTCACTTACCTACACTCTCTTTTGGTCTTCATTTTAGCCGGTCGGTACAAGCAGTCCCTTTTGGAAGCCAGGGGATTCGAACGCTCGACCATCTCCTCCAGCCAATTCCTGCGTAACGACAACTTCGGCACCGAGAACGTCTACTCCCGGTTCATCAACATCACCGGTTACGTTCGCCAGTACTGGCCCAAGTACATCTCCAAGAAGATCTCTAACGTCTTCGTCACCCCCGTGATTGTACCCCCACCTGGTGGCGGCCCCGTTACGCCCACCCCGGCCGACTCTTCCGAGTTGTTGATCACGTTCGGGGTCGAAGGCAGCAATGGCCCGGGAATAGACGAAACCGGCGCCAGCCAGACTAGCGACGATGCGTGGGGCGTTGACTCAGACGCGATGGATTTCATCGGTCGGTAGTCCAGTTTTTGTCACGTAACACACCCACGTCAACACAATCTTGAGATGAGTCGCGCACTTGACACTTGGACTAATAATGGCAAATAACGACAAAGACCTCACGGTCAGTGAAATCAAGCAGGCTTTAGCCGAAACCCTCAAGCGGACTGTGGCTAGTCTCGCCCGCAATATCGAGGATTTGCACGACCGGGAGATCAAAAAGTCCCAGGCCCTGGCGAAGAAGTCTGACGCCGGCAAGTTCGTCAAGCCCGGCGAGAAGCCCCAGGACGACAAATATCCTGCAACGCCGAAGGACGACAAGTACGCCGACCAGAAGACGCCCGTTGAGGCTGTCCAAGACAAAGCCAAGAAGAAAGAAGAAAAATGCCAGTCGTGCGGCGGGAAGCACGAAGCCGACAAGTGCCCCAAGGGTGACGTAAAAAAGTCTGACGACTCCCCTGCTCAGTCTTCAAAAAAGCGTACGCAGGCCGAAGTTCTTGCCACGTCTCATGAAGATGAACACAATCCAGTGTGCCCGACCTGCCACGACGATACTCAGCGGCACGGCGGACTCGCGGAGCCTAAGACTTACACGTGCAGGAATTGCGGGAAGGCCGTTGCGCCTAAAGCGACACCCGTCAAAAAGGACGAACTCGCGGCGGTTCACGGCGGCTCAGACGGCCCGAAGAACCCGAAGGCAGTGCTGCCCGGTGACAAAGCCCCCAAAGACATGGGCGGCGACGAGCATACCTCTTCGGATCTGAAGAAAGACGAAGGGGCATTCCCGGCTCCGACCACCAAGGTAGCGGCCAAGAAGCCGGCTGGAAAAGTAGCGGCCCCTAAAGCAGCCCCTAAGGCGGCAGCGAAGCCAAAGACAGTCGTAGCCGCTCCGGCGAAGATCAAGTCTCCGGTCGTTCGAGCCAACGCTGCCAAGGCGATGGCGGCCCCGGCACCGACGGTATCACGTCTGGCCGGTCCGGCTCCGACGTCGACTTTCAAGATGCCGGGCAACGCTCCTATGGATCCGCGCCTTGCCGGTCCGGTTCCGACGTCGAATTTCAAGGCGCCTGCCAGCGCTCCGATGGACTCTCGTCTTGCGGGACCAACTCCCACATCGAACTTCAAAGCGCCCGGTAATCAGGACGCCGTGAATCTGGCGGCCGACAAAAAGGCCGCAGGAGTGGGTTGGTTGAACTCTCTTATGTCGAGGTTCAGGAAGCCCGCGGCAGCGCCACCGATTGGAACCGGTCCGGTGCGCAGCGAAGCGTCTGTGTATCAAGGCGTTCGCGGAATGGCGGCATTGCATCGGTCAGAGGACCTCGCGTTGACCAAGTCTTTAGGCGATTGCGCCATGTGTGGAATACCCGAGCACATGGGCGAGTGTGGGTAAGAACGTGACACACCAAGTGTACACGTTGTCGCATCCGCAAACTGGCGAAGTTCGGTATGTCGGCAAAACGAAAAATGGGATGGAAGCACGTCTTCGTTCCCATCTAAAAGCAGCACGCCGAACCCAAAAGACTGGCGAGCGTGGCCCCCGTTTGCACTATTGGATCAATAGCTTGCCGTCCGATCCGATAATCGAAGAATTAGAGGCTTATCCAGACGAAAAGCTCACGAACGAAGGGGAGACGTTTTGGATCTCCTATTTCAGGTTTGTGGGGTTCAGATTGGTAAACCACGGGGATGGCGGCGAAGGTCGAAGTGGCGACCACGCGTCGGACGAGACCAAGAGAAAAATGTCTATCGCGCACATGGGACATAAATGCAACGTCGGCAAGGTTCGATCGCAGGAACTGCGAATCAGGATTTCGAGAACGTGCGGAGGCAGGCCATTTACGGATCAACACGGCAATCGGTACGAGACAATCCGCGGGATGTCTAGGGATCTAGGATTAGATCGAGCCCACGTTCTCGCAGTTCTCAAGGGGCGATCAAGATCCCACAAGGGATACGTATTTACATATTTAGACGAACCAATCTTATCAATTAGCGGAGAGATTTAAGAAAATGTCGCAAAACTACGTCACTGATGCCGGGACCCTCTACATTCCGGGCGCTTACCCCAGTGTTAAGGTCGAACAGACCGTCACTGGAATTGCCACGACGGGCGTGATTGTCCTGGTGGGCGAAGCCGATGCGGGCCCCGACCTGACTCTTGAGGCTGACATCAACGCCAATTCGTTCGGTCCGTCCGAACTCGCCGATGTCGTTGCCAAGTACAAGTCCGGCAATATTGTGGACGCTTTCCGTGGTGCGGTCTCCGCCGCCAACGATCCCGACATTGTCGGATCGTTCTCGCGCTGCATTCTAGTCAAAACCAACCCGTCTTCGAAGGCGTCGTTGGGTCTGAAGAAGTTCGACGCCAGCGCCTACGGGACGCTGGAAGATCGCACCTACGGCAAAATCGGCAATCTGATCTCTGCGGTTGTAGTCGCGAAACAGGCTGAAAGCGGCCCGTCGACTGGCGCTTTCGCGCTTCTTTCGCCGATTGCGTCCACCAACGTCGAAATCCGTATCAATGGCGGAGCCGCCAATGCTCTGACGTTCTCCGCCCAAGAGTCGCCGGCCAACATCGCACTCGCGATTGAAGCCGTCCCGGGCGTGGACGTTTCGGGTGGCGCGGATCTGTTGGTTATCAACGCCGGCATCGTGACTACGGGGAGCATCTCTCTGACCGTGTTGTCCGGAAATCATGTCCAAGTCGACCTGACGGTCCCGTTTGGCGCCATCCCCTCGGTTGGTGACTCGCTCTGGATTCCGGCCGGCTCGGCCTTGGCGTCGGTACACGCGACCAACGCCGGCTCGTACATCGTCACCGGTGCGACTGCGTCCCAGATCCTGGCGACGAAGATGCTGGACGTCACCGGCGCCCACAATGCTCTAAGTGCCCCGATTACCCAGGGCGTCCTGGACGTGGCAGCGACGACCGACGTGATGGCCTTCTCGGCCGTGACCGTCCACGTGGTCTCTTCGGCTGACCCGATCGCGGGCGTCGGCAAGAGCATGGAAATTGCTGAGTTGACGACCGGTACCGGCTTTCTGTCGGATATGGCGTACACGCTGTCGGCCGGCGTTCCCTCCGTCGTGGCTTGGCAGTCCACTGTCGCCGGCCCGAAGACGATCTCTTCGGCAGCGGAATACATCGCCAAGCTGACCGCTTCTCGCCAGCTCGACTCGATCACTGAGGATCTGTCGGCTGGTGGCGTAGTGGCTTTGTCGATTGGCTACAAGGGCACTTCGGCCTCGATGGTTGTCGATGCCACGACCGCTACCATCACGGTGGTCGGGGGCGCGGGCGCATCGCCGGCAGTTCTCAGCCTTGCCGATTACGCCACGATCTCGGACCTGTCGGCCTACATCAGCTCTCTGACCGGCTTCACGGCCGCTCCGGGGACCGCAGTACTCGGTCAGCAGCCCTCCACGTCGCTTGACCAGGGCACTTACACCATCGGCTCGACCTTCGGGGCGGGCAACGGTCGGATCAAGCAGGACGCCTACCGGTTCTTCAACACGGTCTCCAATAACGCGTACTTGGTCCAGCTCCATGCCCGCGCTGCTTCCGGTCAACCGGCCCCGCAGGCGTTGTCCTACCTCAGCGGTGGCGCCAAAGGCGCTACGACCGACGCGATTTTCAATGCGTCGATCGACCGTCTGTCCCAGGCCCGCGCGAACTTCATCGTGCCGCTGTTCTCCCGAGATGGCTCGTGGGACGTCGCCGATGGTCTGACCGAGATCGGCTCGACCTACACGATCGACAACATCCACGCGTATTGCCGGTCGCACGTCCTTTCGATGTCGACCCAGAAGCGTCGCCGCAATCGTCAGGCCTTCTTGTCGAAGCGCGACACCTTCCTGAACGCTGAAAAAGCAGCGTCCACGATGGCGTCTCCTCGTTGCTCGATGACGTTCCAGGACGTCAAGGCCGTCAAGTCGAACGGTGGCGTGTTCCAGTTCCAGCCTTGGATGGGCGCGGTCAAGGCCGCCGGAATGCAGGCCGCCGGGTTCTACCGGGCGATCTTCAAAAAGGGCATCGATATCTCGGGCGTCCTCCAGGCCGCTGGCGACTTCGATCCCGAGGACGATGACAAGGAAGAGTCGGCTCTGCAGGCCGGCCTGCTTCCAATCAAGCAGGACGAGACGGGACTGTTGTTCTTCGTTTCCGATCAGACCACCTACGGCAAAGACAACAACTTCGTCTACAACTCGATCCAGGCTGTTTACGGCTCGGACGTAATTGCCATCACCACGGCTCAGCAGCTCGACAAAGCCATCACGGGCCAGTCGGTTGCGGACATTTCTGCCGGGTTCGTGTTGGCGGCTCTGGGTTCGATCATGGAGAACCTGCGCCGACTGAAGCTGATCGCCGCTTCGAGCGACGCCCCCAATGGGTACAAGAACGAAAAGGTCACTCTGACGGGTGGCGTGGTGAAGGTTTCGTTCGAAGCGAAATTCGCCGGCGCGGTCTATTTCGTTCCGATTTCGATCTCTCTTTCGCAAGTGCAGCAGTCTGCTGGCTAATTCCTAAAGGACATAGACTAAAATGGCAAAAGTTTTTTCTGGCGCACGAGCGAAGCTCGGCATTTTCAATCCGTCGACGGGCAAGATCAACGTCATCGGGTTGTTCAACAACGTGTCCTACGGGTTGAGCTATGGACACCATGCCGTCTATATCCTCGGCCGCTTTTCGCCGGCAGAGATCGAGTACACCGATCAGTCGGAGGTGGCGTTCAGCGCTTCTGGCTGGCGCTCGATTGGTCACGGCCCCCACGCCGAGATCTCCGTGCCCAAGCTGCAAGACCTGTTGACCAGCGACTATTTGGTGCTGGCGCTCGTTGACCGACAAACGGAAGCCAGTGGCGCCGACGGAACGGTTGCCAAGTTCAACAAAGTCCGCGTAACTGGTTATTCCACCACGGTGTCGGCTCGCCAATTGGTCGAGATCACCGTCAACTTCGTGGGCGCGACCGCTCCTTCGGACGAGACCGCGACGAACGCCGAGCACCCAACCGCAACGGACCTTCCGTAAAGAAGTCCACTTACTCTAGTCAGGTGAAAACAGCATGACCATCAAACGTTTTACTGTTTTCACCTGGGACAGGATTCTCTGTTATCTCGGGGGGCCTGTCGCTTGCGTGATCGCAGGCTTCTTTTCGGTGAGGTACAACTACTTCGTCCGTCATAGTGGCATGCCTGCAGCGCCTTGGATCGCACTGACCGGCGCGTTCTTGGCCTTTACCTGCATAGCGTATGAGTACTTCGCCATGCGCGTGGAGTTCAAACAAACGATCACCTCCTACACGGTTCAGGGGGTCGGCATCATCTACAACGAGATCAAGAGTCGTTTGGTTACCGAAGGCATAAATACGGAAGCGTTCGAAATAACTGTCAGCGATTTGATTGGGCAAACCGTCAAATTTTGGCAAGACAAATACCCGGCCGAGGCGCAGCAGATAGCCGATTATCCCAATGGCGGGTTCGCGTTCTTCATCCCCTATAAGATGGAGACGCACCATACAAACCCTTTGACTGGCCAAACGATAAAGCTTTTCGCCGTGGGTCTTACGCTGGGCAAGTCCATGACGTGTTCATGGCTGCCAGAACATTCCTATACCCAGGTGCTGAACGAGATCCGCCACGAAGCCGGGCACATGTGTTTGAACGGTGCTGGATTCGATCCGTACGATGGAGACCTGCAGCACAAGATCATGGCTGACGCCGGGTTCGACTTCTAAATCCTCGCGCTGACGCTCAGATCGCTTGTCACGCTGGCGTTCCATATAGCTTGGGGTGCGCCTGGCTCTGCAAAGTCGTAGAGAGGTAAGAAGAA